AAGTCGCAACATATAATTCAACAGACCATATCAAGATACATCGAACGTTGCACCGGCTCAGCGTGAATGTAAATACCCCTAATCCTAGCGAACCCATGCCACGATAATTTGGGCTGAATCTGATACCCAACATTGGCAGGGCGTTTCATGACCTTGCTGCACACGTTAGGCGGCACTGGAAGCATGATGGTAGCGCGGTAAGATTCACCATGTTCCATTGCCGGATAGCAAGTGGGGTTGTTCACATCTTCACAGCTATTACGTGAGGTGCACAGTTGCCATTGATGCCATGGATACCAGCACGGATCACCGTCAGGTCGATATTCCATGGTAAAATTCACTTCGCCGTAAATGCGATCCAGCCACACCTCAATAGCTACGGCTTTGTGCAAGTCAAACTGATTTCCCCAATTGAATGCCGGGAATTCTGCATAGCAATCAATGCGCCGATCCACTTGGTCAAACCTGCCACCTGTGGTTAGCTCCCAAAGCTCGATGCTGCTATCCTCTTTCGATAAGACGCACGAGAAGGCGCGTTGCCTTCCACCAAAGTCAGCGGAGAACAATTGAAATATATCCAAGCCTTGCCACATGCCTTCCCATACTGGCGGTAAATCCGTTTCGTAAGTCGAAAGCGGAGTGAAGTCGAGCGGCACGATTGCTTGATGAACCACACCCTGAGACACGCGCTTAGGCAGTTGGCTCATCAGCAAACGATTATCAAACTCAATCCCGGTGGCGGCATGGAGCAATCCGCGATCATCAAATTTGAGTATGCGTTGAAGATTGTTTGCGATCTGCTTATTACCCGGTTGCTGGAAGTAACGCACAGCAGTAATCAGCGAGCGTATCCCAGGTTCAAGCGATTGATAGTACAAGTCGCCATTCACCGGCACCACGCCACGATCATTGACTGAGCCGTTTACCAACTGCACCACTGTTTGCACTGGATAGTTTTCCCTTGTAGTTGCAATCCAGTCAGCGCGATCAGGTGGCACATTCAAGGCATAGACCGTTTTGCGTGTGAAAATATAAAGGCGTCCCTCGCCCAAGGTCGCATCAAGGTTTGCGCTGTGCTTCAAGGCGCGGATAGTTCCGGCATTGGTTGGCACCGTGAACCCATCGCCATTCGGGCTGAGCACTAAAGGGCTTTCCGTCACTTGCAAAACTGCATCCCGCCAATTGTAAGCCACGCTTCCAGAAGGACCGCTCACAATGTCTCCAGCCGCGTACACGCGATTCATTGCATACCACAACCTGCCCTGAAAATAATCCATCGCCGTTGCAGCGGGGATATTGTTTACGTTATTTGGGTATCCACCTGGAATTTTAGTGGTAATGCCCTTGGAACGCCACAGTTTAGCTCCATCCCAAAACAAAGGCAGCGTGTTGCCAGCAGCATCCGTAGTGCCGGGTACCGCTGGACCGCCAAGGCCATAGTCACCTGCCTGAATCACAGCGAACAATTCAGCTTGAACGAAGTAAGCTGTTTCGATTCCAGCAGGATTGAACAAACCAAACTCAACCGATAAATCTCTGGCTATTTCAGGATTGTCAGGTAAAACAAGGAGTATGTGCCCACCAATGGACATGAGCAGGTAAGGGTTATCCCCATCCGGTTCATAGACCATCCCACCTTGATAAAGCGCATTCCCATCGTGCACCTTACCAAGCCTGTCCCATCCGGGGCGCGTCGTAATGCCTCCATCGCGTACCGTTATGTTGTTCGCCCACGAAAGTTGATTCCGCGCAAGACCGTTTGGTATTCCAGGGCCAGCAATCGTCGTAACCTTAACGCTGTTAATGCCGCCCGAAAAGTCCAAGGAGCCGTCGATTTTAGTCAGTTCACCCACAGAATGTTGCCTTAACAGTGGTGCCATGTAAGGCTATTTGACAAGTTAAAATGAGCAAGCCACCTCGCATTGAACAAAACTCATCGGCCAACAGGTACGACATGTACAATCTTAAATGGCCAAACACCGTTCACCCACTCTGGCGCGAGATACAGATGATTCAGCATGGAGGGCAATGGGAGAAGAAAATGGGCGGGACGGCGGGTAATGGATTGGTGTTTCATTTCAAGGAGGCGATCAGGATAGCTTGGGATCATATCGCTCAGCATAGATGGTTCGACTTGTTTCTTGAGGAATGGTTGAAGCACAAGTACGTAGCGGTTCTCGGTCCAAAAAGCTCAGGTAAAACATGTGATGCTGCCGTGTGTCACTTGATGGATTATTACGCCTTTCCAAATTGCACAACAACTGTGGTTTGCTCTGATACCAAGGAAAACCTTGAGGATCGCATATGGGGCGAGATTAAGAAACTACACCGAATGGCCAAGGGTGAGTTTCATTGGCTTCCCGGTCAGTTAATCGAGGGGCGCACGCGCATAGTCACAGACAACCGAGACGAACACACAGAGGGGCGTGATTTTAGAAATGGAATGGTGGGGGTAAGTTGTAAGAAAGGTAACGCAGTCGTTGGCATATCGGCATTTGTTGGAAGAAAAAACAAGCGCGTAAGGTTCTGCGCTGACGAGCTAAGCCTGCTTCCCATGAGTTTTATTGACGCAACGGCATCTCAGGCCAATCCAGAGGTAAAAGTGACAGGTATGGGCAATCCTGCGACAACAACCGATGCTTTAGGGGCACTTGCCGAACCTGCGCCAGAGCTTGGAGGTTGGGACAGCGGCATCGACCAATCGCCCAAGACCAAGACTTGGAAAACCCGTTGGCCGGGAGGTATCGCCATCCAGTTCCCCGGCTCCGATTGCCCAAATATGGATGTGGCACCTGATGCCCCTGTGCCATTCCCGTACCTGATGACCCGCAAGCAAATGGAGGAGGACGCCAAGATATGGGGACAGAACGATTGGCATTACACGATGTTCAACGAAGGTCGCATGCCTCGCGGTCAAGGTTCAAGGCGTATCCTCACCCGGCAACTGTGCCTCAAGAACCGCGCCATGGATGAACCGATATGGGCGGGATTGCAGCGCACTAAGATTGCCTGCCTCGATGCTGCTTACCGCGCCGTAGGTGGTGACAGGTGCGTATTTGCCGTGCTTGAGTTTGGAGCAGAAGGCGATGGCGCACCGCAAGCGGTTGATCCCGATGCAACGATTGTTCAAACCTTGTTCCCTGAGAAGCGGCAAGTGATTATCGCCTTGAATCAAATCAGCGTCATTCCGATTGAGGCGAACGATTTTGAATCACCCGAGGATCAAATCGTGATGTATGTTAAAAAGGCGTGTGAGACTGCCGGTATTTCCGCACGCAATTTCTTCTTTGATTCCGGCATGAGGACATCGCTTGTAACTGCGTTCTCGCGCCTATGGTCCGTTGACGTGAACCCGATTGATTGCGGGGGCAGGCCGTCAGAGCGCAAGGTATCTGAAAACATTGATGTGCTCGCCTCGGATTATTACTCCAAGAAAATCACCGAGCTTTGGTACTCATGGCGATTAGTGGTCGAGGCGGGTCAGTTCAGGGGCATGACCGAGGACGTGATGAAAGAAGGTTGTCAGCGCGAATGGATGACGGTTGGAGGCAACAAGATTGAAGTTGAAACCAAGTCAGACATGAAGCTCAAGACAGGGCGATCACCCGACTTGGCTGATACGGTGGTTATCGGACTGGAGGGCGCACGCCAGCGAGGGTTCCTCATTCGTCGTATGGTGAACGAGGAATACGTTGAGCAGGATACGCGCTGGAAGGATGAGCTTCGAAGAAAGGCGCGGGATATGGCAAAGCAATCCCGACTAAACTACGCGGCGTAAAGATGGCTCGCCCCGTTTCCAAAGCGAGCCAAGGTGAATTACGGTGTCGGTGTGGGAGGTTCTTCCGTCGCTGCGTCGAGCGCGGCAGCGGTGTCTTTTGCCGCCGATGTCTTGGCGACCATTCCATCCACACGAGCTTGCAGAGCATCCACTAGCGCCTGATCCTCGGGGGAGAAGGTGCCGGGAGTGTTTTGAAGTTTGGCAATGGTGTCTTTAAGAAACGCCACGTCAGCGGATATACCGCCAAGACTCGTAACGAGACTGTCAACGTCTGTGCCAATACCGTCGAACTTTGCATTTACTGCATCTGCGAATGCTTGTAACTGGGGATTTGCAGCCATTTGATTACCTTTCGTTGTGCGCCGAAGCGCGGTTTACTGGGTCTGATCGTCCAATTGCTTGAAGGCTTTTGCAACAGCTTTTATTCTCCTGGCAATCGAACGTGTTCGCACCAGAAGGCTTGCGAGCAAAGCAACATCTTGCATTTGTCCGTACTCGAACTCTTTGTTTCTCTCCTGAGTCAGCGCATCAATTGATTTCGCCAAGCAGGAAATGGACCTCGCCAGATCGTCATTGCGATCAAATATTGATGTCGGGTTTTCTGGCATAGGATTACCACTTTATGAAACCGTGCCCACCGAGACTGAGCAGAAAGTTGATAATTATGATTGCGCCTATCAGGATGAACAATCCTTGCCAGATCGTCATAATGATTGGTGGAATCGGGGGACGCTTGATAAACCACCATCCCACCGCATAGACAATCCCGATGCAAATACCAACAAGCAGGATGAATAGAAGCTGATGGATAAAACCATCGCTGCTACTAGAGCTAAGGCTGATGTCTGCTAATGTTACTAACAAGTTCATTACGATTTCCTTTCTTTGACCGAGTTTACTTTCGTAGAAGGTCGGCGTCTTTCACGAGTGACGCAACGTCAAATCCATCAGTAGTTTTACCCGCAGTCAGGTAATCCGCTGAAATCATGGCAACAGCTTCATCGCAGTAGGTTCTAATGAACCCCTCGGTAATTTCTTGAAGCTTTCCCCATGTGACGCAAACAGGGTTCCTGCGATTTGCAACCAGCGATACGTAGTGACCATTGCTGACAAGACTCCCGCCAACCGGCGACCAAGGTTGTCCTGAGTCGAATTGATCCATGGCCGAGTCAGGGAATCTGATCCCCAATCCAACTGCTCCGAACAAATATGTCGCAGCAATGATGTGCTTTACGTTCCCAGGCTCCAGCCAGAGATACGCACCGATCTTGTGGCGCAATCCACGGCTGTCAAGAATGCCAGTTTGACGCCTGTATTTCATTGCGTCGTGCATATCTGTGCCTTGATCTGATCTTGGATCTGATGGGTCATATCCGGTGATTGCAGAATAGTCAGATATGACTTCAACATCTCTAAAGCTTGGAAACCTACCCGCCGATGCAGACCACACCATAGTCTCATGGGCCGCGCCCGCAAGAACGCAATCGCCAACAGAATCGTTACCAAGCATTCCATATGACGTAATTAATCCCTCATGCCCAAACTGCGCGGGAATTGGAGGAAGGTTTGCCATATCGAGATACTTAGACATGAGCATGTCACGTCGATCATACCTCGCGCTTTTTTTTCCAAACTTGAGCGAACTGCTCATTTCAAGTGTGGCGGCATGGCCTTGCGAGCACGCTTCTTTTCAGCTACCTGATCAAATGCCGGAAGTCCGTTTTGCATTCCTGTGCAAAGATCCATCGCGTACGCCCGCACCTCTGTTTGATTAGTTCCAAGCCCAACCACGACAACATTGAACAATGCCAAACCACCATTGATAACAATTTTAGCTGTGGCGTTTGTCACACCGGCAGCATTCAACGCTTCCACGATTGACGCAGGAGAAACGTTGGTTCCGTTAGCCGCAGCGCAAACTACTGGCGCTGCTGCGCGAACGTAAGGCGTTGCTTCGGGATGTTGCTCCAATGCGAATTGCTCACCAAGCGTTACAGCAGCAGTAAACGCAGCATGGGTCATGGGGCCAACATTGGGATTAGATGACGTACACCCTTGTTCCAAAACAAGCACTGATAATAGGGCCATTATTAAAAGACGGGATTTGTTTGACATATTTTTTATTCGCGTGTTTGATTGAATTGCACCTACCGATGACGGCGAGTCACCGGCAGGCGGAGCACAAACAAAAACATTACTTTTATTTATGCCCATACATGATCTGATTGCCATTTCCGATAATTTTCCGCAACGATTTTATTCCAAAGTTAACAAGACCGATACCTGTTGGCTTTGGGTTGGTGGAAGATCTGGTGAAGGTTACGGACTTATAGAAAAGGGATTGAAAAACGGAAAAATTTACGTCCACCGAGCGTCGTGGATAATTCACAATGGACCAATTCCAGATAGCCTCTTTGTTTGTCATCATTGCGATGTAAGAAATTGCGTTAATCCTTCGCATCTTTTTGTGGGTACTGGAAGTGATAATATGCGCGATTGCGCAGCAAAGGGAAGGATG